CCTGCCACTTCGACGGAGGTGGTTGCCAGATCGGATTCTGCTGGGCGTCCCAGTTTTTCGCTTCCCGCAGGAGCTTTTTGGCTATCCGCTCCAGCCTGTCCCTTGTGTCGCCATTGGCGCTGGTGACAGGCAGAACAGCGAAGGCAAGCTCAGCGCCAAGAGCTTCGGCAAATACCTCCGGCCATGATCCCTCGCGCGTGGCAAACTCCCCATCAATGAACATGAGGTAGGTGGTCTCATGGTTGGTGAGGATGCGCCCGCCGAGATCACGGTATGGGATGGTCGGATATTTCGGGTCCATCGCGAGTTCAGTGTTGGTCACGCGGAGGATGCGCCAGCACTTCGCAGGCTTGTTGAACCCGTAGGACCAGCCTTCCGGCTCCGGTTCTGTCGCGGTCAAAGCCGAAACAGTGGTGCAGAAATTCCACGGATGCTTCTCGAACAACGTCCTGGTCTTCGCGTCATACCGGTCGCGGATGCGCGTGACCCATGACGCGTCATCCGTCAGGGGAATAGCGCTTTCCGGCTCACCGATATGGTGAAGCGCAGCGTTGATGATGGCAGCCTTGGAGGCCATTACTCAGCCGCTGTCTCAGCTTCGACCTTGGGCTTGCGGCCCGGCTTGGCGCGGACCGTTTCAGCCGCCGGCTCGCCGCCTTCGCTGTCCAGTTCGACCGCCCGTCCACGAGTGATGGCGCGCGGCTTGGCCGAGGAAGCCAGCATCTTCTGGCGGGCGAGGAATTCGGCGCGCATCGCGGCCTCCTCCATGTTGCGGAAGCCAGCCTGGATCACGGCGCCTTCGCACTTCAGCACCCAGCCGACGCTGGAGGAGCGGTATTCCATGCTCCAGCCTTCCGGCAGGACCGGAGCGTCATATTCGCTGATATTGCGCACGGCCGTGATGACCTGCTGGACCGAGGGCTCGACGACGCGGATCTGGACTTCGCCAAACTTGGTGCCGTCCTCGTAGTCGATATCGATGAGATCGCCCACCATGAGCTTCATGGTGTCGATCTGGTTGCCGAAATAATTCGGGCTCAGCACCGCTTCGAGCGGGTGATCGGCCGGGATCTGCGCGCGGTACTTGGCGCGGGAGCGGCCCGCATATTCCAGCGTGAGGGACTTCGACGGGCAGCGCAGCGCCGCCGGATCGGAGAGCAGGATTTTGTCGTTCAATGGGGTCTCCAAAGGAAAAGGGAGGGAGCCGAAGCCCCCTCCCAGTTGCGTCCTCTCGGGGGAGAGAGCGTTAGCTGTTGGTCGCCGTAATCGCGAGACCGTTGGTCAGGTCGGCGGCGCCGGTAGTCGCGTTGATGCCGATGACCCAGTGGATGTAGATCGCCTGCAAGTCGTTGGCGGTTCCATCCGGGGTCAGCTTTTCGCTGTTGGCCACCGGGACAGTCGTGTCCCAGATGCGCACGATCACGATGTCGCCCTTCTCCATCCGGCGTGCTTTCGCATCCGAAATGTAGCCGGCGGCATAGACAGTCGAGTTGCCGTCTGCCGTGTCGTATTGCCAGATCTTCGACCCGACCTTGCCGCCCACGTTCATGACAAGGGTCAGGTAGTCGCTGTTGTAACCAGCCATGTGATTATTCTCCTGATCCTGATCTTAGGTGAAGGCCAGCGTGTCGTCGGTCACGCAGCGGATGACGCCGCGGTTCAGGACGAGCTTCGCGCAGTGCCAGGTCTTGGCCCAGCACTCATAGCGGTCCTGCGGTTCGTAGTAGTAGGGATGCACTTCCGGCTCGCCGGTGATCTGGTGGCCGATGGCGTCCTGGTGGAAGATGTAGTTCTTCGCCGCGGACGTGCCGAAACCGGTAAGACCGGTGTGCGGCTTGAGCCATTTGACGCCCAGCCATTCCGTGTATCCCATGTTCGGGATGCCGGGGGCGACGGGGCGGCCGGATTCCGGGATGTACCGCGAGTTCTTGAACTCGTCGATGCGCACCATCTGCGACCACGTCCGGGGCGTGATGACGCCATAGACGTTGCCGTCATTCTGGACATCGTTCTCCCAGAGCGTGTTGGTCCACAGGAGGAAGGTGGACAGCAGCGCCGGGGAGATGGCCGAACCCGAGTTGATCGCCAGCGTGCCGGCGTCGAGTTGGTCGATGATCGACTGGTCGATGGCGCGGTACATCGCGATACGCGCCTTCTTCGACATCATCGCGCGGACATTGGGGTTGCCGCGGAAAGCGTCGAAGTTGTCGATCCGGTATTTCTTGAAGTGCTCGACCGGGGTTCCGGAGACCTGCGAAAGGCCGAGTTGGCTTTCCGGGATCTGGCCGTCACGAGTGCGAGTGCCGGCCACGTCGACTGGATCAACCACGTCCCACTTCACCGTACCAGCCGACATCAGGCCGTCATTGCGGACCGCCTGCATGAGGATGGATTTGTTCCGTTCGAAGTCTTCCTTGAACTCGTCGTTGTATTTCGTGCGAAATGTCGCATCGATCATATTCAGCATTGGGATTTCCCATCATGGGTTGCATGGTGGGCGATGCCGGATGAGACACGGGTAGGCCGCCGGAGCGGGGCCGGTCACAGTCCTCAGTGATGCACGGGGCTGACCGAAGCCAGGTAGGCCGTGGAGCTTCGCGAACGCCGATCGCCTGAAAGGCGCCCGCCGGGCTCTAAGCCGCTCTGCCAGAGAGAGAGGCGATCTCTTTCGCGAGAATGGTGTCCAGCTCCTGCTGGATCTCCGGGCTCGCGTAGAGTTTCTGTTGTGCGGCGTCTCCGGTGCGCAGCGCATAGATTTCGGCCTTGCGCGCAGCCAGCGTCTTCGGATCGCCCTGCAGGGAATTGGTGGGAAGGAACAGCGGGTCCTGCGCCAGCTGGCGGCCCGCCGTGGTCATGGCGCGCAGGAACGGCGCCCAGTCTCCGACCTTGGTGCCGTCTTCAAGGCGCATGTTGAGGATTTCGCCGGCCGTTTCCTTGCCGAACAGGCCAGTGAGCGCAGCCTGCGCATAGCCCATGTTGTTCTTGAAGTCCGCGCCCCACTCGCCCTTGAGCGTCTTCAGCGTGTCCTCGTGGGCCTTCTGTCCCGCAGCGACCAGCGCGGCCTGCGCCGTCTCACGCATCTCGACGAAGATTTCGTGCGCCGCCTTCACCGTCTCAGGGGTTGCCGCCATGCCGCCGCGGGCATGGAGCATTTCCGTGATGGCCTTCATCTGGGCCTGGTCGTTCTCGTCCAGCGTGACGCCTTCGGGCAATTCCAGCTTGATCTTGTAGCCGTCCGCCTTTTCCGGGATGCCAACGGCCTTGGCGAAGGCCTTGCGATCTTCGTCTGTCGCATCCTTGCCGAGCAGCTTCACGCGTCCGGAATCGCGCAGCGCCTTCTGCGTGTCGTCGAACGCCTTGTGGAAGGTCTTGAGGTCCGGATAACGCTCCAGGTTCTTGAACAGCTTCTCGTCGTCGCCAGCGATATCCTTGCGCCAATCGAAAGCAGGGGCCGGTTCAGGCGGGCTAGTAGCGGGCGGTTCCGGAGGCGAAGCAGCTGCGGCAGGCGCTGGCGCCGGCGCAGGAGGCGCGGCCGGCGGAGCGGCGGCGGGAGCCGGAGCAGCGGCGGCAGGCGGGGTTTCAAGCACCGTCGTTGTCATTCTTCACGTCTCCAAGGTGTTTGAGGGTCCACGGCTCCTCGCCGCCGACCAGCTGTGAAACCGCAATGCCCACCCACCGGACGCCATCGGCAAAGCCGCAGGCGCGCTCAGGAGCGTTCATCGGGGTGAAGCCGAATGGCTTCGTGATATGGAAAAGGGTCTGCAGGACCTGCTTCTGCTGGGCCGGGCTTGCATCGCCACGTGCCAGGGCAGCAAAGGAGCCGGTAATCTTCTGCGTGAAGTCTTCCTGCGTCCCGTCACCAAAGATGATTTTCATCTGGCGTTGGTCTAACTAATTGCCACACCGACAACGTAGATGTCCGCTGTCGCAGCACCGCCTTGTGGCGTGGTCAGCGAAAGATAGATGGCGCTGTCAGAACGAAGGCCTGAACCAGCAGCAGTGATGCTCAGGTTGGCGCCGAGGGTCGGACCTGTTGCGCCTGAATAGACCTGCGTGTTTGCAACGAGCGCGTCGCCACCCTTGCCTGTTGCAGAATATACGCCTCCGACCGCGGTGGTGAGCGATGTTGACGGGTTGACCAGACGTCCGAAGCCACCGGCAATCGGAACGATCCATGTGTTGAACGTGCCGACCTTGGTGAATGCCTGGTCAGCCGTGGAGTTCATGTTTGCGCCGATGAGTTTCCAAAGAACACGGAGCGCCGACATGTCCCCGACACGGGGATAACCCGGCGTGATCAGCAAACTGCCCATCAGACGGCATCCCCGCTGATGAATGCGGTGGCGCTATCGGTCTGCGTGAATGGCGTTGCCGCCGTTGAGAACGTGACGCTGATGCCAGTGGAGAACCGCAAAGGCGGATCGAACCCAACCTCTAAGGTCTGGCCCGCGGCACAGTCGTATGCCCTGACAGGAGTAACCGCGCCTGCTGCTGGCGCCGATGCAGCATTATGGACGAGAAACGTGCCCGGTACCGTAGTCGCCTTCAGGTTGAGGCCGTAGAGGTTCCCGGCGCTAGCCTTAATGACCTTTGATGTCGCCAGCGAAGTCGTGACGACAGGGGTGATAGCAGCAGCCGAAGTCGAGCTTGGCCCCTGCGAAAGCGTGCCGGTAACGGGAAACGGCTTGTCCTCCGAGGCATTCTGGACAACGCCTGACGCGTCCTTGAACCTAAGCTCTGTCACTGGGCGTTCTCCACGTCATCTTTCAGCATGTTCAGCGCCTCCGGCTTGGCTTTGACTGCAAGTTCCGCCGCACGGTCCATCGCTGCGCGCTGCTGCATCTGCTGCTGCTGCTGGGCCCGCTGTTCACGCAGGCTGGCGACCTCTTCCTCGTCCATCGTCCATTCCGGCGGGAAGTTGCCGAGCGAGTCCTGGACAGCCTTGTCCATGTTGATGAAGTCGGCCGCCGGGTCCTGCATCTCGACCAGCGCCTGCTTCTGGGCCTGAACATCCATGTATTGAAGCCGGCGCAGCTTCGTGAACTCGTTGGTCAGCGCCGTGATGAATTCGAAGGTGGTCTGCCCGCCATGCAGTTCTTCCGGCGCCGGCAGAAACCCTCCCCACGGATCGGCAGGGCCATGAGCATTGATGATGTGGTCGAACACGCCATCCATGAGGCGCGCGTAATCGGCCTCGATAGGCTCGAACACAGGTGCCGCATCACGCAGCACAATCTCGAGCCGTGAAGAGTATTCCCCCAGCGTCATGGTCCGGTCGGGAAGCAGCAGCAGGTCCATGAAGAAGGCCCGCGCCATCTTCGCTTCCTTGATGCGGATATAATCCAGCGCGGTCTTGGGTTCGCCACCGGGAATGGCCTGGATGAAGTCGCCGCTGACCCTCTGGTCGTATTCCCCGCGATAGGTGATCTCGCCCGCCCCGATGCGGATTTCACCGACCACGCCATCATCGGGAGCCGTGAGCGCCGGATCTGCCTGACGCTCGATGCCTTGCAGCGCCGCAGCCTCGGCGGAATTCAGCGTCCGGCCATCAGCAAGGGCCACATCAGCGCAGGGCGAGCGCGCATAGGCAGAGCCTACCCGACTGATCCAGCGCTGCACCGCATAGGGGAACACCCTGAAATAGCCTTCAGCCAGGCCAGCTGCGTCTTCCTTCACGCCTTGGGCAAGGTAGATCGATGCGAACTGGGCGTCCCTGCGGGGTTTCTCGTCCTTCTCGTAGGCTTCCTCATTGACCGGCGCGACTGAGCGGATGACCTCGACCTTGGTCGCCAGCTGCTCGGGATGCTCCGCCATCTTCTTCCATTCGGGCGGCAGGTTTTCGAGCTTGAACAGGCCGATCGCCTGCTTCAGCGTCAGCTTCATCTTCTTGTGAAGCTCGTTGACAACACCCTCGTCATTCTCGGCCCAGGCGCAGTCGCGGAGATGGGCGCAGGAGAAGTAAAGCCCGGTCTTGTTCTTGTTGTACCCGAACTCGACCACCGAGTTCCCGAACGTCACATAGTCGTTGTCGGCCTGACCGAACGCCCGGGTGAAGCCGGAGGATGGCGCATAGACCACGTTGCGTTGCCGCATCGTCGCATCGGCGCACCATTCCTTGATCTCATCGTCCTCCATCAGCTCTTCGGGCCGGGCGACGAGCTTGAACCACTCGACACCTTTGGGACGGGTCATGGAACCAAAGCGGTTCGCCATGTTGCGGCGGAGGATCTGGGGCTCGGAGGTATAGAGCCCATAGAACGGGTCCTGTCCGTCGACCCATTCGAACGTGAAGTCGGAGCGGTCCGGGTCGAAAATCTCCGCCAGCGTCTGCCAGCGGAAATTCATCATGGACCTTGCATTGAACAGGGATTCCGAGCGCGCACGCCATTCCTTGGCGCGAGCGTGGAGCTTGCCCCTGCGGAGTGCTTCGCCGTCGAACGCCATCAGTATTTCATTTCCAGCACGGTCTTGGGCGATGCCGGCTGCTCATAAGAACCGCCCAGCAATGTCGACGCCCGGCCCTTGCGCTTCTTCGCCTTGGCGTTCTCGGACTCGACAGCCTGCATGATGTTGGGATCGTCGACCGAGGGCGGAGGCGTCTGGGCCAGCGCTTTCTGAGCGTCAGCTGCAATCTTGGTGTCGACTGCGCCAGGGTCGGCCTGCTTCTTCCTCTTCATCGCTGCCTGCCTGTTACCTTCGAATACTGACGCTGGACGCGCGGGAGACCTGCCCCATGCCGCTTCCGTGTCGAGCTGCGTTCCTGCTTCCGCTGCGCACCGGGCTCAGCCCATGCGAAGATCACGGACCACGCCTCATCAGGCGATCGGCCAAGCCTTGCCGTGATCTCATCATTGCCCTCGACGGCGATGATCTTCCGCGAGTCCGGATGCGCCTTCTCTCTGAAGGCGGCCAGCTCCATCAGGAGGCCGCGGCCAGGCGGCAGCGCGATGTTGTCGCCATGCTCCGGGTCCAGACCTTCGCGAAGGCGCCAGACCCATTCAGCCCGCTTGTTGGCGAAGCCGCGGGTCCGCTCACGGTCCATCGCATTGGACGCCTCTGCGCCCTTGCAGCGGACCACGTTGAAATTGTTGCTCTCCAGTGCGCTGGAGACGCCGCCGCCATATCCACCGCCGCAGTCGACGTTGATCTGCGGGTCATCCCGCGCCACCGAGACGACGAGCGAGACCTTCTCCTCGGTCGTCTTGACCTCTTCGCCGGGCTTGATCCGGGCCGGGCCGAATGTCGTGCCATGAAGCGGGGTCACCGCCATCCGGTCACGCCCGCCATCAGCCACGTCGACGCCAACTGCCGACATGGGCAGGTTGATCAGGTCGCCCTGACGCAGCATGAAGCGCTGCTGGGCAGCCACGATCCATTCAGTCGGGATGATCTGCCGTTCAGCGTCATCCAGCGTGGCCCGAAACTTCCCGTCCAGGAAGGCATCCCGCAGATGCTTGGGCAGGTTCGCCAGCGTCGAGGCGTAGTCGGTATCGAGCAGGTCCGGGTTGTCTGCGAGGCTGGCCGGGATGAAGGTCCGTGACTTCGGTCGCAGGATCTTCCCGAACTTGTCCTCTCCGACCCAGTCCGCGTCGACCTCGACATCCTCCTTGCCGTCGATCGTCGTGAAGTATCTCAACTCCCCCGGCTTGGCCGGGTTCGGGTGGCGAGGATCAAGCCACGGGGCGAAGTCCTCGATCACCCACAGGCCTTCCGGCGTGACAGGCGGGTTGCCCGCCATCACCACCCGGCAGCGTTGGCCCGGCTTCGTGGTCCGGTTCCAGACCGTGATGAAGCGGACCAGGTCGCGCTGGAACTGCGTGATCTCGTCGAACCCGAAGAAATCCGCAGGCCTGCCCTGATAGGCCTCCGCCTCCTGCGCATTGGTGAAGGCGCCGAATTCAATCTCGCGTTCAGGCAACCGCCAGGTGTGGCGCTGCGAGTTGTACCCGTCCCAGCTTCCAAGGATTGCCTGCAGCGCGCCAGCGAGACCGCCGACACCGTCGATGTCCTTGAAGTGGCGCCGGAAGATGCGGCTGAACTGATGCTCATTGACCGCCAGGCCGAGAAGCAGCGCTGACTTGCCGCCGCCGGCCGAGCCTCCGTAGAACAGCCAGTCGGCTGGCGAGAAATAGGCGTCGGTCTGCGGTCCCGGATTAGGCACCCAGAGCATGTTCGCCGTCGCCTTGCGAGCGGTGTCGATCACCTCCTTGCGCTCGCGTTCCGGCAAGGCGTCGAGACGCCGGATGATGTCGTCCAACAGGTTCATTTGGAACGTTCGTGCTTGCCGACCCGTGAGATGGCAGCACCTGCCACCGCTTCACGAGCAAGGCTGTGCCCTATTCAGCGCTTTGAACGCCCTTCGACAGCAACATTGCCACGCGGCGCGCGGCGCTCCGGTCGTCCGGCGTCTCCGCTTCGGCCTCGGGCGCCACCTCTTTGGTGTCGACGTGAGCCTTCTCGCTCCAGCCCTTGAAGCGCTGGGCCATGTATTTGAGGTTCGCCGGGCCCTGGAACTCGCTGGGCGTCTTTTTCAGCCCGTCACGCAGCTGTTTCGCCCAATACGCCTCGGCAAGCTCTTGAGCGCGCGTAAAGGCGTCCGAAAACTCGGGATGCACTTCCGCCCATTCGAAAAGCGTTGAGCGCGAAATATCGAGTTCCGCCGCCATTTCCGCGAGACACATGCCCTCTTTGCCACACTCGATGATGGCGGTGCACATGGTCTTTGTGTACTTGCTGGGGCGTCCGCCGGGATGCTTCGGCTTGAGGGTTTCGGTGTCAGCCATTGACGAGTCCAAAGTTAATCCAAGTAACGCAATCGTGACTACTTGGCTCTTGTTTTACGTGAACTGCACTTGGTTGGCGAGTTAACCACGCCTAGTCTTGTGCTGTCAGGTGAATACTTCAGGTTCACTTGAAAGATGTTTGAAAATCAATCGGGCCCCGGCGAGGTAGCACCCTCAACCGGAGCCCTAACCGGAAAGGACCCGGCTTATGAAACGCTACACCGAAGAACGTCCCTTTGAACAGCAAGCCTGCCTTGCTTTCGTTGGCCTCTCGGTCGTGACGGCCACCCTCGGCTTCTGGGCCAAGGGCTGGCTTCCTGGTACTCTCCTGACCATCGCCATGGCGGTGATCGTGTTCCTTCTCTCCCGCGCTGTGGGTCGCGTGGAAGAGGCTCTGAGGACGCGAAACTTCTTCACCGCCTTCGTCGCGGGCTTCCTCGCCCTCGGCTTCGGAGTGATCGAGGCCAACCTGAACCACATCGGGCTCGACCATCTCAACACGGAGTATGCACTGGCCCCGGCCGGATTTATCTGGCCCGCCTGCTTCTTCATCTCCGCGGTCAACGTCTTCGCTGCCTACGGGTTCGCCCGCCAGCTCGAAGACAAATCGGCCACCGCTGTGGTCGTGATCGAAAACCCCACCACCCTCGCAGCGCGAGAACTGGCGGGACGGCGTTGGTCTAAATCAGCCTAAGCGAGCGCCCTCGGAGAAATCCGGGGGCGTTTCGTGTTTAAGAAAGAATGTGCCCTATAATATAAATGTCAGCGGTTCCAGCAGAGCCGTGAGGCGTCGTCAAACTGAAATACGGCGTTGTCGTGAGCGGACTGCACCCGGCGCCTGAAGCAGTGCCAACGCCAATGCCCTGACCAGATCCCGTAATGCCGGAATAAGCTGTCGCGGCAGAATACAAGACAGCGCCGCCCTTGCTGGCCGCGCTATAGACGCCCCCGACAGCGCTGGCTACGGACCCTGACGAGCTAGCGACTTGCATTCGGGTAGCAAGATAACTCGTAAACGTTCCTACTTTCGTGAACTGCTGGTCAGCCGTGCTGTTGAAGTCGGCCGCTGTAAGCGTAAACAGGATGCGGGCGCTGTAAAGTTCCAGGAGAGCGGGCGTCAGATACCCTTTTGTCGCGCCCTTCAAAGCTGGGATCTTGTCCGTTGCCGCAGCACTGGCATGAGCAGTGGTCGTGAACTTCGCGCCGGCCATTAATCCCACACCATGATCTGACCATCATCCCAGAGGACTTCGGTATCGTCCTGCCAAAGCATTTCCGTCTGCAGCGTCACATCAGGGTCTGAACCCTGCTCGCCACCCTCGATGCCGCGGCCAACGGGTCGCGTCAGGTTGCGAACAAGCTCCCGGGAAACGCTCATTACGCCCTCAGCCTCATGACTTCAGCGTTTCGGGCGTCTTCCGCCTTGAGCAGATTCATGAATTCCGCTTTGGCCCGGTCGTCTTCAGCCCTGATCTGCAATGCAAGCTGTCTCAGGATTGAGAGTTTCCTCTCAGGGGCGAGCTTGTTGAAGTCGCGGGTCAGTTCAATGCTGACCTTGCCGAGGCCACCCAGAGGAGCGCGGACTTTGATGTAGGTGGGCATCATGGTCTTGGCTTCGATTTCACGCCGGGCTTGGGCGAAGCTGTTGATTTCATAGTTGCATTCGGCGCGGGGCGCGTGGCAGGCTGCGTTGTTGCCCGTGCTGGACTCTGGACCGGGGCTACGTGCGCTTCCCGCTTCGGCGGGGCCTTGGAGCTTAGAACCAGTTCGTCGCGCTGTACGGCCTTCGTAGGCCTCGGGTCGCGGTGGAACAGGACATCGTTGACCCGCTCCATGACAGAGCGTCGATCGGCGCGGAGATCGATATCAATCTCGATCAGCTCCATGCCATCGTCAGGATCGTGGTAGTCGAGCCCGATCCAGGGCTCGATCCAGGCGGTGTAGCCAGTGCGGTTGCCCTTGATCATCACACGGGCGCCGGGCCACTTGCCGCTGATCTGGAACTTCTCCGCCCGGTCAGGGTAGTAGTCCCTGAATACCCCGCAGATCGCCTCGCAGGCCTCCGTCTGCAATCTCCTCTCTGCCGGCTTGCGCCGATACATGCTGAGATCGACTTGGGAACAGCGCAGCCTGATCCTGTGGACGCAGGCCGCGATCAGCTCCTCGGAGACCGCTTCCAGTCCGAAGAAGCGAGCTATTGCATCGTTGAGCGGACGCACGGGCTATCTCCTTGTTGGGACTCGGAAATCTTCCGTACTGAAACTTGCGGGCCGCGCCGAAAGCCGAAGCTGGCGCGGCCCCTTGCTGCTAATGGAGCGCGGGGGCTCCTAGCGAAACTGGTTATGCTCCGACGTAGGTCCGGTCGTTGAGGATCAGCGAAATGGTCCGCTCACTGACGCCGTAACGCTTGGCGAGGACGCGGCTTTTCCAATGCTTCGCTTCTGCGCGGATCTTCTCCGCCAGCGTCTTGTCCAGCTTTGCCATGCCCCGGCCCGCAAATGCGACGCGAGCCGCTGCCTTGCGGGGCGGGTTGCGTCGGAACGAATTTTGGGATTGCGGCAATCTTGAATGATCCGGCGTAGGTGTCAACCGCTAGGCGAACGATTTCAGGGGCGTGGCGACCGCCGAGAGACTTGAACTCCCAACCTACGGGTTCGAAGCCCGGTGCTCTATCCATTGAGCTAGGCGGTCACTTCTTCTTGGTCTCGCGGGCAAAGCACTTCACCGCCGCAGCAACCGGGCCGGGCACCGGAATTGCTCCCGATACCCAGCGCCGGATGCTTGACGTGTCCACTTCCAGCGCCTCGGCCAGCGCGGTTTGCCAGCCGTGACTGCCGTAAAGCTTGACGGCGATATCCCTAAGCTCGTTCCCGCTCATGCTCACCAATGAACCGGAGAACGGATTCAGAGAACCCGTCAATGTGGACCCAAGGACCATAGCCGACCCCATTCTTGGCCGATGCGACGTTGATCATGTAGCCTTTGCCCGTGGGCGCTGGCAGGGTCCGCAGGTTTCCAACAATGTAGTGGCCGAAGCGCACATCATTACCGGTCGCCTGCTCGTCCGTGATTACAATCAGACGGTCGTATTTGACCTGACGGTTGATCAGATCCACGGCGTCGAACAGGCGGGTTCCGCCCTGCGGCACAGAGCGGATCGCGT